AAATAGGTGACGTTATACAAGAAGCTACTGAGATGATTGGTGGTGAAGTAACTCTTGGTGAAGAACCTAGAAGTGCAAGAAGGTCAATTAATTTAATATTAAATGACTGGCAAAATAGAGGTGTGTGTTTATGGACAACAAATACAACAACTGTAAGTATTGCTTCAAGTACAACTGCAGTAAGTTTAGGTAGTCATGTAAGTGACGTAATGCAAGTTGTAGTAAATAGAGATAATACAGATTTAGAGATGACACGTATCTCTTATGAAGAATGGTTAAAGATACCTAATAAAGGACAAACAGGTAGACCTTCACAATATGCAATTAAAAGATTTAGTGATAATGTTCAATTATATATGTGGGCATTATCAGATGTCAATACTGACAAGTTAAAAATTGAAAAGATTGATTATATGCAGGATGTAAATAAATCTGCAATACAAAATGCAGACATGCCTAGAAGATTTTTACCTGCATTAACAACTGGTTTAGCTTATTACATGTCATTAAAAAGACCAGGTATAACTGAAGCAAGAGCAAGATTTTTAAAAAGTGAATATGAAGAAAGACTTGGTTTTGCAATGACTGAAGATAAAGAACGTGCATCACTTTACATTACACCTAAAATGGGTGTAATATAATGGCAGTAGGTAAAAGAGCAAAAGCAGTATGTGACGTATGTGGATTTGTATATCCTCATAATGTCATGAAAAAAAATAGTTATGGTTTATTAGTTTGCCCTACAGATTTTGATGGAGCTTTTGATGAAAAAAATCATCCACAAAATAGAGCACCTAATGTAAAAGATGATGAAACAATTAGAGACCCTAGACCAACTCAAAATGAATCATTTACAAGTTGGAATAATCAGGAAACTAATTGGGAAGCAACAACAAACTTTTGGAATATAGTGAGTAATACAGATGCCTGATTTAACTGGAACAAAGATTTCTAATACATATAAAAGACTTATGCAAGTTAAGTCTTCAGATAATGCAGGGATAACCTCATCTCTACAGACTATTCAGTCAGGTGACAATGTTGACTCACCTTTACAACTTTCAAATTCTACATTAAATGTTAATGGTACTTTTGCAATAGGTGGTGTAAATCTAACTGCAACTGTTTCATCTTTAAATGCAACTGCAGATATTTCAGGTGGTGAAGGTTATGTAGTTGTATCAGGAACTAATGTTTATAAAAGAAGTTTTTCTGCAGGTAATGGTATTACTATTACTAGTAATGATGGAGTTGCTAGTAATACAGGTATTGCTTTAACAAGTGCAATAAGTAATATTCAAAGCTTTGGTGCTTCAGCAGTTTCAGCTACAACATTAGATGTATCAAAAACTATTACTTCTTCAATTGTAAGTGCAGTAGATATAAGAGGAACAACAGTAAGTGCAGTAACTTTAAAAGGAGCTAATGCAACAATTGTAAGCACAGTATCAGCAGGATTTTTTGTAGGTGATGGTTCAGGTTTAACAAATGTTCCTTCTGCTGAAGGTGGTACAGTAAATGCAGTAAAAGCAGGAACAGGTCTTAATGCAACTGTTAATGGTGTTACATCAACAACTGTAAATACAAGTGGTACATTAAATGTAGATGCTGACCAATCATTTGGTACAGTTTCAGTTTCAACAGGTTTAGTTGTTCCACAAGGAGCAATAACTTTTTCAGTTCCAATAAGTGGAACTTCAGCAGTCTTTACAGGTGATGTATCAGCAGCTAATGTTTATGCAGGAACAAATGTATTTGTAGGTGGCACAGCAGTACCAACAGCAGCAAATGTAGCTGCAGTATCAGCATTAACTTCAGTTAATAAAGCTGATATAGCTACAAATGTAGCAGCAATAACTTCTGCAAATACAGTTATAGCTGCAGTGTCTGCGTTAACATCTGTAAATAAAGCAGCTATTACATCTATAAATGGTATCATAGGTGATGGTGGTAATTACGCAACAAGTGCTGAATTAGCTACAGTATCTGCAGCATTAGCTACAAGTATAGGTAATAGTAATACTGCAATAGCAGCAGTTTCAGTTTTAACTTCAGTAAATAAAGCTGACATTGCAACAAACGTAGCAGCAATTACTTCAGCGAACACAGTAATAGGTGCAGTGTCTGTACTTACAAAAACAAATTTAGATGCAATTACTTCAATTAATACAGTTGTAGGAAATGTTTCATCAACTCTTGCAACTTCTATAGGAAATTCAAATACTGCTATTGCTGCAGTATCAGTCTTAACTTCAGTAAATCTTGCAAGAATAGTTGCAACTTCAGCAGCTTTAGCTACAAGTATTGGAACAAGATTACCCTTAGCAGGTGGTACTATAACAGGTACAGTATCTGCACAATCAGTTTATGTAAGTGCATTAGGTGCAAATACTTCAGCAACTCTTGGTAAAAGAATTAGAGTAGATGGAGCTGCAATAGCTGATATAGTAAGTTTAACTGATGGTGCAAATATATCAGTAGATTTTAATTCAGGTCAAAACTTTGCAGTTCAATTAGCAGGTAATAGAACAATAGATAATCCTACAAATTGTGTTCCTGGACAAACAGGAAGTATATTTGTAATACAAGATGGAACAGGTAGTAGAACTTTATCATTTGGAACTAACTATAAGTTTCCTGGAGGGACTGCTCCAACATTATCAACAGGTGCAAGTGCAGCAGATAGAATTGATTATATTACATTTACATCAACAAATATACATGCAGTTGCTACATTAAATGTGAGTACAGCTTAGTGGTTAGAAGAATACCTAGAAAAAAAGGTCAACCTGCTAAAAGTAAAAAACATTCAGATTTATATACAGATGAAGACCCTAAAGGGACAATACATGGTTTGAAGTTTGCAACAGTAGCAGATGCACAAAGGTCAGTAAGAAAAATAAAAAATTCTACTCGTAAACATAATCATAAAACACAAGCAGCAATTGCAATGGAACAAAGAGCAAAAGTTGCAGGTAAACATAAAGCAGCATTAGTTTATAGAAGATTTATTGAACAACAAAAAAGAAAAACTAAAAGTAGGAAGGCTTAATGGCAGTATTTCAAAATAATTTATTAGCAGGTGCAGGTGCACAAAGTAGTGATAGCACATATAAAATAAACCAGTCAATTAGATTTGACCTTGCTAGTACTACATATATGCAAAGAACTCATGGAGCTGGTGGTAATGTAGATAAATCTACAGTAAGTTTTTGGTTTAAAAGGTCTACATTTGGGGTTGAAGTTACAATGTTTGGAACTGGTGCTAGTGTTTATAATACTTTTGACATATATTTTAAAACTGATAATACAATGGTAATTCAAAATTATGCTGGTTCTTATCAGCTTAGGTTAATAACTAATCAAGTTTTTCGTGACCCATCAGCATGGTATCATGTCGTATTTGTATACGACTCTGCTAATGGTAATTCTACTGACAGAGCAAAATTATATATCAATGGTCAAAGAATTACCAGTTTTGGGACAGCAACTTATCCTTCACAAAATCAAGACTCAATTTTAGGAAGTAATGTTGCAATTGGTTTTGGTAGATATATATCTTATGGTTCTAGTAATACAAATCAATATTTTCCTGGTTATCTTGCAGAAATGAATTATGTAAATGGTCAGGCATTAACTCCTGATAGTTTTGGCGAAACGAATAGTAGTGGGATTTGGGTTCCAAAAGAATATGAAGGTAGTTATGGCACAGGAGGTTTTCATATTGATGGTAGAGATGCAAGTGATTTAGGTGATGATGAATCTGGAAATGGTAACGACATGACTACATATGGACTTGCTGCACATGACCAAGTTGCTGATTCACCTACGAATAATTTTTGTACTTTTAATTCATTGGATAACAGAGGTACTCCAGGAACTTTATCAGAGGGTGCTTTAAAAATGGCATTTGCTGCAACTAACGATAATGTCACAGGAACTCAAGGAATGTCTTCAGGTAAATGGTACTGGGAGGCATATATAGTAGATAACGACAACACATATATTGGAGTTCAAGATAGTGGTATTTCAGCAACAGGATACACAGCATCAGCAGTTGCTTTATGGTATGGTGGTTTTATTTATGAAAATAATTCAGATACTGGCGATAGAGCCATTGCTACCTCTGGTGCTGCTTATTCTAATGGAGATGTTGTTGGTGTTGCCTTTGATGCTGATAATAAAAAAATATGGTGGTCAAAAAATGGACAATGGTATACTGCTAATTCTTCAAGCACATCTACTATTAATATATCTGAAGTAGAAGCTGGTAATTCAGCTCAAGTAATAACACGAAGTCCAGATTTTTTTATGCCTTTTTTTGGTAATTATACACATTCAACAGCAATATTTAATTTTGGACAAGAGGGAACATTTAGTGGTAATAAGACTGCTGGTGGTAATAGTGATGGTAATGGAGTAGGTAATTTTTTTAGTGCAGTACCAAGTGGGTTTCTAGCTTTGTGTACGAAGAATTTAGGGAGTTAATAATATGGCAGCACCAACAATACCAAATGGCGAAGAACATTTTTTTCCAGTAGTTTTTTCTGGAAATGGAATTGCTCAACGAGTAGGAAAATATCTTCCTTTTACAGCATCTGGCTCAATAGCTAAAAGTTGTTTATTTAATAATTATGATACAAGTAATACAGGACACTATCTGAATAAATCATCAATGTCTGCTGGTAATCAACAAGTTGCAACTTTTAGTGCATGGGTAAAATTTGCTGGACCAGTTCCTACTTCTGGAGATACAGGACCTGCGTATGGTGTAATGATTTCACAAGGAAATGGTAATTGGACTTCAACTGCTAATTTGCATTTTTATATGGATAGAGGTAGAATGGTCTGGTACCACAATAGCACAGTAGTATTTCAAGGCACTGTGAGATTTATTGATACTTCAAAATGGTATCATGTTATGTGGTCATTAGATGTAACTCAAGCTACTGCATCAAATAGATTGAAAATGTATGTTGATGGTGTAGAACTTGTAAATCCAGACACAGATAATCGTTCAAGTCTTACACAAAATACAAATGTAACTTATTTAAACGCATCTGGTCAACAATTAAATATTGGAAGTACACCATCAGGTAATGGGTATCAAGCTTTCAATGGTTATATGGCAGAAATTAATTATATTGATGGTCAAGCACTAACACCAGCATCTTTTGGCGAAACAGATACATCAACTGGGAAGTGGATTCCTTCAACAGTTAAGCCTTATCCTACAACTACGACTGATATTGCAGTAACTGTTGTAAGTAGTGGTGGCAATAAATATGCTTTAGATGGTGTAACTCAAGGAACAGTTACTTTAATTGAAGGTGCAACTTATAAGTTTGACCAAAGTGATTCATCTAACTCTGGGCATCCATTAAGATTTTCTACAACTTCAGATGGCACTCATAATTCTGGAACTGAATATACAACTGGTGTAACAACAGTAGGAACTCCAGGTTCATCTGGTGCTTATACGCAAATAACAGTAGCTACAGGAGCACCTACTTTATATTATTATTGTTCAAATCATAGTGGTATGGGAGGTCAAGCTAATACTCAAGACCAATATGGAACCAATGGTTTTAGGATGCAGTTTGGTACAGATTCAGCACTTGGAGATGATACCAGTGGAAACAACTATGACTTAACTGTAAATGGCATTACTGCTGCTGACCAACGTACTGATACACCTACAAACAATCTACCTATTATGCGACCTTATAATATTTCGTATTCACAATTAATGTATGAGGGAGCTTTAACAACTTACACAAATGGAAGCAATAAAGGTTATCCTATGCCTTCAACTTTACGACCTAAATCAGGTAAATGGTATGCTGAATGTAGAGTAAGTAGTAATGGAGGTGGTAATACTGTATCCCTTGGAGTATATCTTCAAGAAGACATGCATAATTATTCAAGTGGTAATTGGTATCCAGGACACAATAATGGTAGTGGTTGGTCTTCTGTTTCAGGAGGTTATTCAAGTAGAGGGTTTTATCAACAGGTAGGGGGTTCTCAAGTTTATACTCAATTTGTAAGTGAAATTATTAATGCTGGTGATGTTATAGGTATGGCTTTAGATATAGATAATGGTTTACTTTCATATTATAATAACTCTGGAAGTTTAGTTGGAAGTGTGCCTTTTGACAATAACAAAACACCCATGTTTGCAGCTATGTCAAATACATCTATTACTTTTATTTGGAACTTTGGTGACAATGGAACTTTTGCAGGTTATGAAACAGCAGGTGGTAATGCTGATGAAGATGGTAATGGAAACTTTTATCATAGTGTACCAACAGGTTTTAAAATGTTACGAGAACAAAGTATGCCAGAAACATCTAAAGGTATTCCTGGATTAGTGTGGACCAAAGATAGAGATGGTTCAGGTAATTACCATACATTAAATGATTCTAGCAGAGGAAGTTTTGAAGAAATATATGCTAATGTAGATTCACCAGAAGCCACTCAAGTTAACTCTATACAAAAGTTTTTAAAAGGTGGGTATTCAGTGCTTTCTGCTGGAAATTGGAATAATGTTGGTAATCGTTTTGTTAGCTGGAATTGGGTAGGAAATGGTGGAACTACTGCTAGTAATTCAAATGGTTCAATCACAACAACTACTCAAGTTAATTCTACAGCAGGTTTTTCAATTATACAATATACAGGAACAGAAGCTAATGCAACCATTGGACATGGTTTATCACAAACTCCAGATTGGTTCATGATTAAAGCATTAGAATCTCACTCACCAAATGGTTATTGGATTGTGTGGCACAAAAGTTTTGCAGCTAATCAACTTATATATCTTAATCTTAGTCTTGCTATTGACACCTCTACGTCCATGTTTAATAATACTCTACCAACATCTAGTGTTATAAACTTAGGTGGTAATTTTAATACAAATATGTCTGGAAATAAAATGCTTTGTTATGCGTGGCATGAGGTAGATGGATATAGTAAATTCAGTAGCTATGTTGGTAATGGGTCATCAAGTGATGGTCCATTTATATACACAGGCTTTAGACCAGCTTGGGTTATGTGGAAAGCAACAGATGCTGAAGGTTGGTATATTTATGATACAAAAAGAAATACTTATAATGGTCAAGGATTTTTATTAAGACCAGATGTGACCAATGCTGATTATGATTATGGTCTTAGTGAAGGTATAATTACACTCTCAAATGGTTTTAAAGTGCTTGGTAATAGTGGATGGCACAATACTTCTGGGCAAACATATTTATATTTTGCTTTTGCAGAAAACCCTTTTGTTGGTGATGGCACTAATCCTGTAACTGCACGATAGAGTATTGTATTTAAAGTAACAATAGTTTATAATATTAACTAATATAATAACACATTAAAAAGGAGATAACATGTGGGCAAAAGTAAAAGCTGACCAAGTTATTGAAGTATTCAATGGTGCTAAAGCTATCACTGATAGTAATGGTGTTCAGCATCCTTCAAGTATCTTCAGTAATTGGTCAAAAGATGAATTAAAGAATATAGGTATATATCCTGTATCTATAGCAACACCACCTGATAGTAGATTTTATAAAGGTGGAACACCTTCATATTCATTTAGTAAAGATAAAGTAATTGAAACAATAAATCAAACTGCACATGAGTTAGCTGATGTAACTGTAACTGATGAAGATAATAAAGTTATGAAAAATTCAGATGGAACTACAATGATAACAACAGGTTTAATTACACAATATAAAATGGATATTGATAAACAGGCTTATGATTTATTACAACCATCTGATTGGATGGCAGTAAGACAATATGAAACTGGTGTTTCAATGACAGATGATTGGAAAACTTATAGAGCAGGTGTAAGAACTAAAGCTGCAGAGATGAAAACTGCAGTGTCTGCTGTAACTTCAGTAGGTGCATTAAAAGATTTACATGTAGTTTATGATGCAGATAATTCAATAGCAAGTGGGATATTATATAACTTTGGTGAACCACCATCAGAATAGGGGAAAATTAAATGGCAACATTTACTTCAAGAATTAGACTTGAGAAACAAGCTAATGGAGAAAATTCAGGAACATGGGGTACAGTTCTAAATCAAAACGTAATTGATTTAGTTGATGAAGCCATTGCAGGTTATACCATAGTTTCATGTAGTGCAACTGCAGTTGAACTTACAAGTAATAATGGTTCTTCAGACCAAGCTCGTAGTGCAGCATTAGAACTTCAAGGAACATTAACATCAAGTGTTGACATTACAATTCCTTCAGTATCTAAAATTTATTTTGTAAAAAATAATACATCAGGTTCACATGCTATTACATTAAAAACTGCAGCAACAACTGCAAAAACTACAGTTACTCAAGGTGGTACTGGTCCTTTTATTTGTGATGGTACAAATGTATTTTCAGGTGCTGATACTACAGGTCTAGGTTTAGGTACTGCTTCAACATTAAATTTTGGTACTGCAGATGCTAATTTAATTCCAGTATCAAGTGCAGATATAAGATATATACCTACTTCAACTTCTTCAACTATTAGTTCTAATAAAGTATTTAGTGGAACTGTAATTACTTCAGGAACAAATACTTTTACTTCAACTACTACACAATCAGGTAAAGCAGTATTTACTGCTGAAGTATCTGCAGCTTCGTCAGCAACTTTTTCAGGTGCAGTAGGAACTCCTGAAGTTTCAATTGCAAGTGCAACTTCATTAAATGTAGATTTTTCAACAGGAAATAATTTTGCCATTACATTAGGAACAAATGCTACACTTGCTGGAGCAGTTAATGGTAAGGTAGGTCAATCAGGTACAATAACAATAACACAAGATGGTACAGGAAGTAGAACACTATCTTATGGTGATGCTTATAATTTTCCAAGTGGTACAGCACCTACACTTTCAACTGCTGCTGCTGCAAAAGATATTATAGTTTACAAGGTAAGAGAAGTTTCATCTATAGATTGTGCTAGTATTCTTAATCTTTCGTAGGGGGTTTTATGTCAACTGAAACCACAATGCAACTTTTAAAGTTAGATTTTGCACCTGGTTTTCATAGAGAATCTACTCAATATGCTGAACAAGGTAAATGGTATGATGGTAATAGAGTTAGATATAGAGCAGGTAAACCTGAAAATATAGGTGGTTGGAACTTTAAAGTTAGTAATAATTTTTTAGGAACTGCTAGAGATTTAATTGCATGGACTGATAATAATACACTAAAGAGAGCAGCTTTTGGAACAGAGAAAAAACTATATACTTTTTTTGGTGGTGTTAATTATGATATTACTCCTATCACCTCAACAGTTACTGTAACAAATGGTTTAAATACAACTTCAGGAAGTACACGAATAGTTGTATCAACTACAAACACACTTGAAACAGGTGACTTTGTAGAGTTTACTTCAATGGCAGCTACAGTTGGTGGTAATATATTTCTAACAAGTGGTTCAGATTTTGCAGTAAGTTCTATTGATAGCAATTCTTTCGCAATTGAAACTTCAACAACTGCAGCAGCAACTTCAGCAAGTACAGGAACTGTTACTGCTAATTTTTTATTACCAACAGGAACAACTGATGCAGTAGCAGGTTTAGGTTGGAACGCAGGTTATTATGGACAGAGCACTTATGGTACACCAAGGTCAGCTTCAGATATAGTTATATCTCCACGTCAATGGAAACTAGATACATGGGGTGAAGACTTTGTAGCTAATGATAGAGGTGGTAGAGTTTATCATTGGGAAACTTCAGCAGGTCAAGAACAAAGAGCAGTATTAATTAGTGCTGCACCAAGTGTAAGTAATAGTATAGTAGTTTCACAAGAAGATAGACATTTAATATGTTTAGCAACAACTGAAGTTGCAACTGGTAATTTTAATCCATTATTAGTTAGATGGTCAGACCAAGAAGATTTTAATAATTGGACACCTTCAGTAAGTTCAACTTCAGGAGAAATAATATTAGGTTCAGGTAATAGAATTGTTACTGCTGCAAGAAGTAGAAATAATATTGTTATACTTACAGATAAGTCAGCACACACTATGCAATTCATAGGACCACCTTTTACTTTTGGTTTTAATGAGGTAGGTACTAATTGTGGAGCTGCAGGAGCACACTCAGCAGTAGACTTTGATGGTAGAGTTTATTGGATGGGTTCAGCAAACTTTTATGTATTTGATGGTACAGTTAAAAATTTACCATGCACAGTAAGAAGATTTGTTTTTGATAATATTAATTTATCTCAGTCTGATAAAATATATGCAGCAGTTAATTCACAGTTTAAAGAAATAACTTGGTTATATCCATCTGCAAGTGCAACTGAATGTGATAGATATGTAACATTTAATCCAAATGAAAATTATTGGGTTTATGGTGAAACACACTTTACAACATTTGAAGATAAAGGTGTATTTGAAAATACTATTACAACTGGTATTGAAGATGATGGTGATTCATATTTATATGATAATGAACCTGAAGGAATATATACAGGTAATGGAGTTAAGTTAGAATCTTTTGTTGAGTCAGCAGAATTTGATATGGCAGAAGGAAATGAAATAATGTTTGTTGACAAGATAGTTCCTGATTTTACAATTAACAATCAAACATCAGGAACAGATGGACAAATTAATTTACAGTTTACAACTAAACAATATCCTGGTTCAAGTGATAGTTCTTTAAAAGGTCCTTTTTCTGTTACACCTTCTACAACAAAAATATCTATGAGGGCAAGAGGTAGACAAGCTAAGATAAGAGTTGCAACCTCAACTGCAGGTACAAGTTGGAGATATGGTACAGTAAGATTAGATATTGGTAAAGATGGAATGAGATAATGGCAACAAATAAAGCAGTAGTCTTTCCTGAATTAAGAGATACGTATGGTCAGTTAATGACTGAAGAACAAAAGATTGCTTTTGGTATTGTTAAACAATGGGCAGATTCTTTAACAAATGAATTAACTTCAAGAATAATTGAAGAACAAGCAAGAGAATCAATTAGAGTTGCAAGAGTTGACAATACAAGTAATGTACCAAATCCTCAAGCAGGTGATATAAGATTTAATTTAGCAACCTCAAAGTTTCAAGGATATACTGGAAGCTCATGGGTTGATTTTCATTAGGAGAAAATATGGGAGCAGGTGGTAGACAAAACTACGCACAAGCAGCAATGCAAACTTTATTTGGTGAACAGTTAAGACAATTACAAAATCAAGCTGCTCAACCTACAAAAGCTAATCAAGAATTAGTTGAACAGTATACTCCTCAATCAACATCTGTTGGTGATACAGTCCAAGATGTTTTAAAAAGATATACTGAAGGAACAGGAGCAGTACCTACTTCACAATCAGCAGGACTACAAGGACTACTAGATAAGATAGCTGAAGAACAAAAAGCATTAGATGAATTAGAGTTTACAGAAAGTAAAACTAGAAAAGTACCTGTGTATAGTTATGCAGAGGGAGCTAGTGGTCCTCCAGGATTAGCAGGTAGTTCACCAGGTGTTTATAAAACTACAACACAAATTCCAAAAGGTTCTACTTACTCTCCAGGTGGAGGAGGAGGGGGTCTGTCAATTCCTCAACCAGCAGGTTATAGAAGTCCAACAGGACAGTTTTATACACGAGCTGGAACTAAAAATGTTACTGAAACATTTACACGTCCTGCAAAAGCTGGAGACCCAGAGTACGATAAAAAGCAAAGACTAATAGATGCTTTACAAGGACAATATGATACAAGAAGTAAATTTTCTTCTCCAGATGCCACAGGAATACAGGGTTTAATTGCTGACCCTATTGTAAGTCAACCACAAACAGGTTATAATAATATTAACGAAATTATGAAAAGGTATATAGGATAATGATGCAAAATAAAATGACAGCTCCACCATTACAAGGAATATCTAACTTGATGAAGATGCAAGGTAGAATGGGTGACACTGAGTTAGTTCATATGACTAAGCCTGAAGTAAAAGGTTTAGCATCATTAGGTGTATTAACTACCAATCCTAATACTGGTTTACCTGAAGCATTTCTTGGTAGCCTTGGTGGATTTTTTAGAGACTTTGTAGCTCCTGTAGCAATTGGTGCTATATCAGGACCTGCAGCACCTTATACAGTAGCAGGTTATCAGATGGCTAAGACTGGTGCAATGGGTGGTAATTTTATTGATGCAGCTACAGCAGGTCTATTAAGTTTTGCAGGTGGTAAATTAGGACAAAATATTGGTAAGGGTTTATCGTA